AGATTAGATAATTGGAATCAAAAAACAAAATAACATTTTCTCCCTCAAAGGGTGGGGTAGCTCCGCATAGCAACGCCCCACCCTTACCCCTCGGAGAAAAAAGGAGAGTAAAATTGAGATTAACAGATTCAGCAAAGATATTTTTAACAGAACAAGCAAATAAAATTGTCAATCAACAAGATGATTTATATGAAGGTTGGGAAACTTGGGAAGATTGCAAATACAAGGGTGAAATCTATGATTTGAATGTATTTGATGATGAAAAAGGCAATATTAAAGCAGATGTTTACAAAGTAGATGTTGATAGTAAAGGATTACGATCAACAAATACAAATAAGTGGGTAAATCTATACATAAAGGAGAGTAAATAATGATCAACCTAGTAGCAGTATTAATCATAGTGATAGGTGGTATAATAGCCAAATATCAAACAGATCTAAACATTGAGCGGAATAACACCGATTCATGGAGAGAAACCGCTTTGATGTTAACCAAGCAAATCAACATGAAAAAGGAGTTACAAAGATGAAAGTAAAAGTATATGAAAAAGATGTTGCAATAAGTAAAAAATATATTGCTGATATAGTAGGGCAATTATTTGAAGAGTCGTACTACCTATGGAGAAGTGAATGGTTTAGGAAAGATGAAGTAACAGAAACTTTACTTGCTAGAAAAATAATGGCAACAGAGCAAGTAGTATGGAAAGCACTAGAAGAATATTTTAAAAATAATAAATAAGAAGGAGTTGCAGAGATGAAGTGTAAAAAATGCACCAAAGCCAAAAGCTGCCAAAAATGTGAACAACATTTGAATTGGATATTAAAGGATTTCATGAACTTTATGGATAAATACAGTTCTGAGGATAAAAGACCAATAGCGAAAAAGGAGAGTTAACATGAAATTACCATTAGAAAAAATAGATAAGGAAGATGTGATGATGTTCTTTGAACTAGATATTGATAATTGTTTGTTGACCAGGAAAGACTTTTGTGAGATTATAGCTAGTTTTATCAAAGACCCGATTAAAACAAGAGATCACTACCTAGAAGAAATCAATCTATACTTTGAAGAAAGGAGCGCATAAGATGTTGCAAGATGTAGTATATAGCGAAAGAATATGTGGGTATGATGTAAGCATATTATTGTATTCAGTTGAAAAAGAATATCGTGATTTATGGGAAAATCGTAACCATTATTATGATATTCGGATTTCCTATAATGATGAAATAGATGATTTTTATGATGTATACGAGAATATTTACACAAAAAAGGAAGCATATAAACTATTTAAAAGTGCAAAAGAACTTGCAAAACAACAATACTCTGAAGAAAGGAGCTAGTTAACCATAGAAATCATATACAATGTCATGCTTTTCATTTGGGTTGCATTTAGGACAATCTTCTAGCTGCAACCCTCTCTTTGGTAAGTTTGACCAATAGTATATATTTACAAAATATTTCCTTCCATTAGCATATCTATACATACCTTCAGTTTCATAAACTCCACATTTCTTACAACATAATAATCCACTTATTTTCATAGTTAACTAACCCCGTTCATTATATGATGGTTATTTGGTTATATTCCTCGTGAAACCAATTCATAAAAACACCTCAAATAACCATATAACCATTAAATACATACACAGGCTCTACTCCATTTCTGCATGGTTAAAACCATAAGAACCATGTGCATTTTTTATTAAATATCCCCACTTAATCATAGTTTTTAAATAGCGTGTTAATTTGTTATTTATATTATAAGTAGTGGGCATCCAACCTTGATCCGCTTCCAAGAAACTCCATATTCTTTTCCGATCAAATTCTTGTTTATTTGTATACAAGTAGAAATCTTTTAATAACTTGATTTCCCATTTTTCATTGGCTTCTACACAATGCAGTTTTTCATTTACAATGACTGCACCTCTTTCAAATAGTACCTCTTCCCGATTCCAATTCAGTTTAAAAGCCATACCATTTAATTCACAATGTTCATCCCTTACCTTTGTAATTTTACCTCTTCGTAAATCTGTTCCTAAAGTGCTATCTCCGATCTGAAATACATTGTGTACATAATTGGTTAAGTGTTTACCCCCATGAATGAGTCCCTTACTTAATATCGGTTCTTCATCATGGTTGCTGCTTTTGTTATGGTGTCCTACCAAAACTATAGAGTTGCCTGTCTGAGTTTTAATTAATTGTATCATCGACAGGATTTGTTGTAAGGCGTTATTATCACTAAGGTCTTGGTTGGTACTCGTATAGATATTATCTACGATTATAACCCCATTTTTAAGACCTACATCCTCTACTGTATCCTTAATCTTCTGCCATTGATCGGTAAACATCATATCATTGTCATCAAATCTTGCTATTTGCACCTTAGTATCTTCGGGGAAGTTGGTTCGTACTGCCTTGACTCGATTCGATAGTTGCTCTAACGAGAGTTCAAACTGGATCAACAATACATCTTTTTTATTCACATGAAATCCTAAAAACTCAGTACCACTTGCAATAGCATACGCCATTTGCAATACAAACCAAGTTTTTCCTACTCCATCTGTTCCCGCCACCAAGCTAACCCCACCTTCGTAAAGGAGATATTGTACGATCGGTTCGGGTGGGGTATTGTATGATGCGGTTAAGTCCGAGGTATCAATAACATCATATCCTCTGCTTGGTAGCTTATATTCTACTGCATTTTGAATACTAGCCTTTAATTCTTTGTATTGGTACTCTTCATCTTCCTTATACTTAGTAAACTCATCTCGTATATCGTATCCTTGAGGTAGATATTCACTCCAAGTAGTAGTATATACCTTAATTCCTCTGCTTTCAGTCTTAATTCGTTGCGCCAGTCTCTCTGCACCCTCTCGACCTGGCGTGTCATTATCATACGCGATATAGATATACTTAAAATCAAGGATTGGACTTAAATCTTCGGGTACTGACCCTGCCCCTGCACTAAAACTGATAGCATTGTTAGGACAAACCAACATATCGGTTTCACCTTCACATATAATTAAGGGTTTATTCTTATCGTAATCCTGTAAAAGATTCAATCCATAGATTTGGCAATGCTTATCTCCTTCCACCCAATACGATTTATGTATTTTAATTCCAGTAACCTTGCCATTTTGATCCAAATAATTAAATACTTTGAGTCCATCATCGGTATAACCTACCTTCATTTGTTTCAGTCTTGGTAAGGACTGTAAGTGTTGCGCGGGTACATTATCTATATACTTACCCGCGATAGCATCCAAAATTCCCTTTATTTCGCGTTTTTTATGGGGTATATGCCCGTTTTTTACAGGAGCTTCACCATTAATCATCTTCTCAGGATTCTTCATGTCTAAAGCCTTTGCAAGTAAGTAAGCATTTCCCTTCCATCCGCAGCTAAAACACTTGCATTGACCGTTGGTAAGGTTAAAAGAAAAAGAGGGTTTTACATCTTCATGTGTACCAAGTGGACAACTGCCCTTTCCTTGATCCCCTTGATATTTTACTCGCTCTACTCCTACCTCATATTCATAGAAATACTTAAAATCAGGCATCTTTCAGGTCTTTATGGGCAAATCCTGCGCCTAATGGATTTTCATGTATCTCTTTATCTAGCTTTTCAAATGCTTTTTCTTCATGATCCATCGCCCATAACATAATTGCATAGTTCACTAAGTCCTGACACCTTCCCTTGAGTCCTTCTGATCCTTCTTTTCCTGAAATTATATAAGCGCGTATTGAGTCCATGTGCTTTAACATATACACTAAAGCTACCATTTTTGCATCCAAGTCTAAGCGTTGACCAATAGATTTAAAGTTTTTGAACTTGTCACTTGAATCAACGGTGTATTCACGACCTTTTTCTATCTGTATATTTTTACACTCTTCTAAAAACGCATCACTTAGCTTAAAAAATGTATCTACTTTCATTGTATCTCCTTATTTATATCCTACTTTCATGTAGTAATTATTACCAAATTTCTGTACTTCTTCTCTTTTTGTTGGAGTTTTGCCTATGCAATACCCCCATTCTATTGCTCCCTCGCGCATTTCAGCTAAAATCTGCGAGGAAGAAAGTCTTTCTTTAATCTCTATGTTAATCGTGTAATAAGTCATAGACTATGATTGGATTAAACTTACCTAAGTATCCACCGACTACATTGTACTGCACCCACTCCACCGACTCTTCATCTGTCCAATCATTCACTTCTTTGAATAACTCCACCAGTTTGGTATAGCTATATACCACCTTACCACAATGACTTACTCCTAAAATGGCAGCATCCAGTTCTTTTGGGTCATAAACAATCGCTTCAGGGTTATGTACTGCTATTTCATCTCTCATTTTAACCAATCCTTCATTTTCATTAGTACCACCGTTTCTCCTCGGTCTGCCCTGGTCATCACCAAATCACAATTCCCGAAGGCTAACCATTGAGGAATACTTTTTCTTCTTTTTGCTTGTATCTTCAAAGTTTTTTTATCCTTCTTTGCCACTATATCCACATCTTCTGTAAACCCCATACTTCTACCATCTGATCCCCAAGCGCGTTTTACCTTGTAACCCGCTTTTGCAAGTTGCTCTACGAGTTCCCTTTCATACGTATTTCCTTTTGATTTAGATTTACTTGCCATTTTCTGCTGCATCCAAAAACCCTTCAAGAATCTTATTCAAGGTTTCTTTCATCTTTATGTTTTGACTATAACAAAATGTTCTAAATCGTTGGTATACATCAGGTTGCACAGTAAGTCTATGTCGTGTAGATAACTGCATACGATTGCTACCTTGACTATTTAGTTGAGGTTTAATCTTTTTAATTAACTGCTCTTCTAGGTCATGTGCAGCTCCATAAGTAGTGGCAGGCTTCATCTTTACATAATCCCAGTCTTTTATCTTATGTTTCGTAAATCTCTGTCGTACATTCTTGGAAATACCTATGTATATCACCTGATCATCCTTATACATCACATACACACCACAACATATAGGCAATTCCTTCTTATCTTTATACACCTGCCACTTACTCATTTATTTCTCCATACATCTATTTTATTTAAACTCATTACCAAGATAAACATGGTGGTTACTACCTTAAATATTTGGGTAAAGAACCAACCAATCATTATCATCCAACTAGGTATATCAATCAGTATCATTTTTCCACCTCATCGAAGATTTCTAATAAAATTGCTTCTATCTTTTCAAATTTTTTATTTAAAAACCATCTTTGTAGATAGTGATATGCAATGATAGACACGATAACGATTGTTACAATAAACACATCAAAAGCATTTTCTTGTAATGACTGTAACCAAAACTTCATTTGATTCTCCTTTATTTGTAAATCTTGCCCCACAGTTTTCTTTTAGCAGCCAACCGCAAGAAAACATCACATTTGCCAATAACTTTTTTATTAAATACTATTCCAATAATCATATCCTGCTCGTTTATTGTTTTACTCACAGGTTTAGTTATTTGTTTGTTGTGGGGCATTGTTTTTATAAAATTCTTTTTCCATGTTATCCAAGCGATCCAATAACTGCTGCACTTCCTGTACTGCATCTTTATCATTCTCTGCTTTGCTTTTTAATACTTCACTTGCTAGACCTTTTCTGATCCATGTTAAATCTTTAGGATTGATCTTCATGTATTGACTCCACTTTAGTTGATATGCTATAAATTTCATGGGTAGGTATGAGATAACAGCGTTTTGGTTCTGTATCTCCTTTTCCTGTAATTAATCTTTGTTGATACCCTTTCTCTAAGATTAAATCTTTAATCTTATCAGGTTTTACCCAGACTAAATTTTTTCCATCATAAAACACCCATATATCGGCTTCTGTTGACAGAATACCTGATGGTTTATGATACATATAGGTTTCGATTAAGAAATTGTTGGTGTGTTGTGACTTTTGGTCACTTTTTACTTCTATCCTTGTATTGGTAGAAGGTGAATACAAATCAAACTGT